AAAGCGGGACACTCATGGGAGTTGTCCGCTATAAGCGGGACGGTGGTGGCCCGTAACAGCCACCATCGTCCCTGACCCTGATCCTGCATGAGAGGACCGAAGGCTATGACCACCAAACCCGAATTGATCCGCCAAGCCAAGCGCTGCGATGCTTGTGGCGAGCCGCCGCGCCCCGAGTTTCCCAAGCTGTATGTCCATCAGCATGATGACGGCCGCTTCCGTGGCTGGCTGTGTTTCGCCTGCTTCTCCATGGTTGAAGCGGCCGACAACGATCCGGTTCGACTGCGGAAAATGGCCGATTGGCTCGCAAGGGAGCGTTCTGAGCGGGCTGTATGACCACGTTGCAGCGCTTCCCCGGCTCGCTGGCCGAGTTGTTTGAGCGTTGCATCCCCATCCCGTTTAGCGGCTGCTGGGCGTGGAACGGCACGTTGGCCCAAGACGGTTACGGTAGAGTGCCGTCTGGGCGACGTGGCGTTACCATCCCGGCCCATCGGCTGGCATACGAATACACCAAAGGGCCAATCCCTGCCGGGATGCAGATTGACCACCTCTGCCGGGTCAAATGCTGCATCAACCCCGATCACCTGGAAGCCGTGACCGCCAGCACCAATGTCCGGCGCGGCCTCGTGCCGATGACCGCGTCGGAGCACATGAAAGCAGTGCGAGCCAGACAGACCGCAGTCCCGCGGACGCATTGCCCGCGCGGCCACGAACTCACGGCCGAGAATGTCAGGATCGAGTATCAGCATCGTAACGGCAGTCCCGTCCGAAAATGCCGTGAATGCCGACGGCTGAGTTGGCAAAATTCCCGCCGGCACAGGCAGCGTTGAGGTAGCATGATTATGGTCCTACTTAGCACACCCTTAGGTAGAACTACTGGTTGAGGTCAAATATCGTAGCGTGTGCTTTTGGTGCTGTTGGCCTCAGACACCCCTCGAAAATCACGCCGCCTTGGGAATTATCTCCTGTCTGGGCATAGTCCTGCTGGACTATATCCCTTTCCGGTAGTGGCGCGAGTTCCACATAGTCCGTCGACACGAGCAGGATCTGGTGCGCAGGGCAAAAGCGATCGGGTGCGAGCTGGATGCTGCCGAAGTTGGTGCGGTACACATCCACCGCGCCCATGATCGTCACTTCCTCACGGCTCGTGACGTTCTGGATATTCTGAGCGACGACGGCGTTGCCGGTGCCGCCTTGCGACAGCGTCGCGAAATAGGCTTTGACGTTGCCACTCATGATGCCGAGGGTTGGCTTGCCGCCGGCCTGCCAGCATTGCTGTGTGGCGCTATCGACCATGGAGAGCGTCAGGTCACGGGCCGTACCAGCAGTTCCAGCATTGCTTCCGTCGCCGACCGGCATGACGCCTGCGCCTGCGCCGCGGGAGCCATTGATCGTATAGCAGGGTAGGCCGGACATATGCCGTGGATCGGTGATGGTGCGGACTAAAGGGCTGGTGACTGCCAGCTCGAGGTCGCGCTTCACCTCCATGCCTCGCAGCACCAACTGCCTGTTGTATTCGTCTTCGCCGCCGGCGACGTCCACGACGCGCAGCGTATTCGAGACGCCCACGGTGCGGGCGATGATCTGGCAGACGTTGTTGAGCCTGACCGGCTTCAGCACCGCTTGCATGACGGCGGTGAAGCCTTCGGGCTGGGCGTTATCGGCTGCGGCGTTGAGTTCCTGCACGAGCCACTCGGTGAGCACCTGTGAGGCGCCGACGCGGGAGCATGCGGAGACGAGCGGGGTCTCGTCTGGGTCGATGCGGTAGATGATGTCGGCGAGGTCTTCTTTGACGCCGACTGCTGCTGTTTCGAGGTATGTTCCGGCGGGTGTTGCGCCTTGCGCTGTGAGGGCCATGGGCCGTCATCTCCATTGCAGCACGGGCGCGCGCTGATGGCGCGCCGCATGCGGTGAAACCTGATTGTTTGGTTTCGCAATGGATCGCGGCGGTGATCCCGGGTTGGTGCGGAGCACTCCCGAGGGCCTGCGGCGTTCGGCATTGGCGACGGCACGTCCCGCCCGCCGGTTGGTGCAAGCACTCCATGGGGCGACGTTGTCTAGACTACTGGATTAGTAACGGGGTCGTCAACGCTTGGCAGCCCGCATGGCGCCTAGCAGGGCGGCGCCGCTGCGCCAATCCGGCTTGGCCTCGAAGCGCTGTTGTGCGTCCTGCACGCGCGCGGTGGGTGGTGCGGGTGGTGGCGAGCCGCGGGGCGGTGCCTGGAGCTGTGGCGTGGGTGCGCTGGTCTTCGCGCCTTCCACCCAGTGGTCATAGGCGCGCGCTTTCATCATGGCCTTGAGGTAGCGGGCATCGGCGAGGCCCTTCAGCTCGTCCCTGGTGAAGCCACCTTTCGTGGTGGCCCAGTCGACGATCTGCTGCTGGGCTTGGAGACGTTCGGCCGGGTCGGCCCAGAACGGGTATTCGGCGGCGAGTTGTTGGTTAGCCTCGGCGACCCGCTGCTCCATAGCGCGTTGGTGGGCCTGCTGCTGGAGTGCGCTGAGGTTGCCCAGGCGCTGTTGCTCGGCCACGGCGGCGTCGTAGGCGGCGCGTTGCTGGACGTAGCTGGTGGGATCGGAGAGGGCGAGGCTTGGGTCGGGCATCGCGGCGGCGTCGGCGCGTTGGAGGCTTTCGGCGAGCCGCTGCAGCTCGGGCTGGATGTAGGGCAGGACGGTGGCTAGGGCCTGCTGCTGGGCGGCGACCTGTTGGCGCTGCTGGGCGAGTTCCTGGGTTTTCTTGGTGTAGTCGGTGGCTTTGAGGACGAACTCGCGGAGTTGGCTGGGGGTGTAGTGTTCGCCCTCGATCTCGATGGCGGCGCCGTTGGCTGGTGCGGGCGTTGACGCGGCGGGCGTGGGTGCTGCTGCGGCATCTGGTGGTGCGACGCCGGGGACGCCGAGGGCGCGCTCCATGGCGGACAGGCCGGTGGCGGCCTTGGAGGGTGTGGCGGCGGCTGGAGGCGCTGCAGCGGCGTCCTTGGCCTGCTGTGCCAGCTCGTTGGCGGATGGCTTGCTTACGGGTGCTGGTGATGCATTGCCATCCGGTGCCGCTGCGCGCCGCTGCTGGTTGAGCAGGCGGCCGGCCTCGGAGATGGAGAGCTGCGGTTGGGTATTGGGTGGTGGCGCGGCTGTGGCTGCGTCACCGCTGCCGGCGGGTGCCGGTGCGGAGGTCGTCTCGGACATTGGGTATCCTCAGTGACGCGGGGCTAGCGGCGCTTGGGCTGCTTGCCTGCGGTGCGCAGCATTGCGTTCATCATCGCGTCGGCGCGAGGGCCGGTGATAGTAGTCGTGGTGGGGCTGCGGGTTCCTGGCCCCATCTGGGGCGACAGCAGGCCGGTGGTGGGAAGTTTTGCGGTGCCGCGGCGGTCGCCTGCGCCGGCCTTGCCGCCGGGCTTGGGCATATTCTGCCCCTGCTTTGGTGTGATATCGAAAACCTGGCTGCCGCTCGCTTTCTTCACCATGGTGGCTACTCCATTTCCCGTGCCAGCTGCTGTGCCTGCTTGTCGGCCTCCGGTGCGTCGGCGTCGGCCTGCAACTCGCCGCGGATCCTGCTGATTGCCAGCACCAGCTGGCGGTTGGCTTCGCGCTGCGGCTCATCCTCAAGGAAGACGGCTTTCTCGGCGGCGTCTGCCGTGATGCGGTTGAGGATGCCGACAAACGCTTCGTCGGCGAGCATGCGTTTAGCGGCTTCGGCCTGGATCAGTTGCTCAGCGGTCAGGGGCATCGCTAATTGGCAGATTTCCGCCGGTGGTCTTGCGTCAGACCGCGCCGCTTGGCCTCTTTGTGTGCCGCAAGTACCTTCTTTGGCGTGATCTCACCACCGAATGCGTCGGCCAGCGCATCTAACCCATGGATTATTTTTACACACGCGGCATAAGCCTGGAGCCAGACAAGCCGCTCTTCCTTCGTCGCTCTGCTCGGGTCGCTGATGCCCATAAATTCAAAGATCGCATTCCCGAACTTTTCGGCGTGCATATATCCTTCGGAGAACTCATCAGGCATTGGGCTGTGCGCCTCCTGGTGGTGGCAATGGCGGCCCACCCGGCCCCATCAGCGGTGACAGCGCGGCGCGGTTGGCCAGCTGGCCATATGCCGAAGGCATTCCCCTCCCCGCCAGTGCCTGCCGCACGGCCATCTGTGTGGCGGGGTCTGCGCCGCCCCCGGGGGGTGCTGGGGGCGCCATAGGCCGCGGGGGCATCATCAATGGCCCCGGACGCTGGGCGCCCTGTGGCGGCATCATGGGCGCCCCAGGAGGCCGTTGCGGCGGCGGTTGCTGCCCGGTCGCCGGCAACTGTGGGCTCATCGGGCTGGGCGTGCTGGTGAGCAGGGCAACTGGCGGCACCCGGCTCTGCATGGCGGTCTTGAACTCATCGAAGCTAGGCGCTGGCGTGCCGAACTGTGCAGCCGCCACCCAGGTCTTGCTCCACGCATCCAGCGCTGCCTTGTCGCGCTCCCTGTCGTCCTCCATCAGCAACCTGGCGCGGTCGGTCTGCTGCTTGGCGCGGTCGTCCTCGATATCCGCTGCCGTCTTGCTCTGCTGCACCTGGGCCAGCACCAAATCAGTATTCGGTGGCTGTGGCTGTGGCGGCGGCTGGAAGTTGGGCGGCAGTGGTTTGAAGTAGGACGACACATCCGCGATATTCGCCGTCTCTAGCATCCTGGCCAGCGTGTTTCGGTACTCTGGGATCCCAGCCAGGGGATTAGCCATCCCTCCCACCTGCATGATCTGTTCCTGTTTGCCCGCGATCTGCGCCAGCATGGCCAGGCGCTCCATCGGCATGCCTTTGCCGCCCACATTGACCGAGCACTCCCACATGGTGGCCAGGGCGCGTGGGTCGATGGCGATCCACTGCCCGCGGATCCGTATCGTGTTCGGCCGGTCCTGCTGGCGGGCCATCATCCTCAGCAGCCCGCTGTAGAGCGGCGCCAGGCCGGTTTCCGCCAGCGTGCGCGCCACCATATCCAGCCGATCCTGTGCGGCGCTGCTCTGCTGGCTCACGGCAATGGGCGCGGTGCTCTGCAGTTCATCCACCGTGAGCCCGCTGGATGCCTTGGTGATGCCGGTTCTGCTCTCCCGTATCACCTCCAGCACCTCCATCACGGGCAGCGCCTCTTTGCCCATAAATGGCTTCGTCAACTCTGCCACCGCGCCTTGCTGGGCCACGCGGATGATAGAGCCGATCGCCGTCTGGCGTACGTCCGCCATATTGGCTTGCCCGACCACCATCGTGGTCCGCGGGAACATGCTCTGCCCGAGGCTATCGAGGACAGCCCGCATGACCCTGCTTTCCACCCGCTGCAGGTCCATGACCATATCGGCCTGGCTGCTGCCGATAATCCGCCCTGGCTCGCGGTATGGTGTGAAGCAGGCCAGTGGCACTTCATCTGCCCGCCCCCACTTCACCAGCCGGTTGGCGTTGCCGAGCATATGCACATGGATGAGTTCGGCGCGGTTGTCGCCGTCGGTATCCATGCGGATCCAGCCCTCGGCGTAGCGGATTTCCGCCATCGACCGGTCGTTCGGCACGCCGCCCAGACGCATATTGTAGCCCTGCGCCGGGTTCCTCGCGATGTATTCCGTCCGCTGCCGCACGGATATGTCGTTGCGCCCGGCGGCCATCACCTCGTCCTCGGGCAAGCCCATCTCGATGAGGTCGGAGGCCGGCACAAGTCTTACGTGAAACACGCCGCGGGCGCTTTCCACGGTGTTGGCGTCGGCCACAACCCAGACGCAATCTGCCGGGACATGCTCGACCACCGGCCACGCCTGCTGCGCATTCCGCGTGATGGTGGCCGACCAGTATTCCGCCGGCGCGCCCTGGCTCAGATACATCTGCCCGTCGGGTGTCTTGGCCAGTGCCTGCTGCTCGGATTGCAGCATGGGCCGTCGCACGATGCGCTGCGCTTCTATGCCCGGCTCGCTCAGCAGCAGCTGCAGTTGCGGCAGCAACAGGCCTTCGCAGACCTCGGTCCGCACATGCCGCTTGGCGCCCCAGTACCACCGCACCCAGCCCGCTTTCCGCGTCAGGGCATCGAGCAGGGCGTCATGCAGCACCTGCCAACCCTTGTTCGCTACGAACAATGCCCACCGGCAATAATCCGTCGCCTGGCGTGCGAGGCTGGTCGCCAGCTGGTCATTGCCCTGGATCTCACTGCTGATGGGCTCAAAGCTCACCGGATCCTCAACTGCGGTGAACACCCGCAGCAGGCTCGGCAGCGTCTGCCTGATGGTGTCCCTGACCACGGTCATCACCAGCTTGGAGCGGCCTTCCGGCAGGGAGGCTTCCTCCAGGCCGGCGTAGTACTGCGATGCCGTTATCCGTTCCCTGCTGAGGTACATGTCGTAGTTCTGCGCGATGCGGAAATAGTACCGCGCCGTCTCGGCTATCTCGTCGTCGGTCTTGCCGAGGCGCTCAAAGACGATTTCCTGCTGCCAGGGGGCGCCGACCGGCCTGACCGCCGGTCGCAGGCCTGCCGCATATTTCCGCAACTGCGGCGGCAGTTGGTCGTCGCTGCTATCGGGCGGCTCGTTGTCCTGCTTCGGCGGCAGCAGGAAGGCGAGCATCTGCTCGGCGCCGAGTTGCATGCCCATGGGGCGCATGCCCTGCGGCACGAGGCCTGGGATGGGCGGCAGGGGGGATGGCGCGGGTGGACCGCCGCGAGGCTGCATCGCATTTGCCGGCATTGTCGGTGCAGGCGGCGGCGGCCCATCGGGCGGCATTATGGGTGGGCCGCCCTGCGGTGGCAACATGCCGCTCATGGCTGCGGCTCCGCGCTGCTCTGCACCAGCAGCCGCTCAAGGCGCTCCACGCAATCCTTCACATCCTCGATCATCCCCTCGATGCGCACCAGCCGCGTCTCCAGCGTCTGCAGGGGTGGGGGATCAGGCGCCGGCTGCCCTGGCATCACACGAAATCCCCTGCGGTCAGCGCCATGCGCACCGGCATGCTGTCGTGCAGGCCCGAGGTCATGCCGGATGCAATCCCCAGGCCCTGCTGCGCAAACGTCAGGCAAAACGCATCGGCACTATCCGGCGATGCCAGTCCCCTCGCCCGCATCATGTTCTTGCTCTCCACCTGCAGGCGCCCATCGCTGAGGAACGAATACCGCGGCGCCACCAGGTCATCGCGCAGCTGGTCATCGCGTGGCAGCCGCACGGCGCGCGTCTCCAGCCACTCCCGCGCCCGCACCCACAACTCATCGCGTAGCCTGCCATATCGCCCTGTCGTGCTCGGCACCTCGGCGACATTGATGCCCAGGATCGGCAGGTTCTGCTCGTGCAGCCGATCGACCACCCCGGCGCCGATGCCGATCACATCGATGCAGATCAGCGTCGGCCGGTCATGCGTGCTGGCATCCCACTCGGCCTTGATCGCGCCTGCCAGCTGCATCGTATCCACGTTTCTCCATCTGCGCGGGAACTCAGTCACCACGCTGCCGCGGCGTTTGATGAGCACCGACGCATCGGACCCGAACCTGGCCACATCCACGCCCCACACGGCGGGTGCGGTCATATCCAGCGGCACATCCCGCACCATCGCGTCGTCCACCAGGCTAGCCGGTATCACGGTGTCCGCATCGGCCACCGGGAACTCGCCCAGCACGCGGACGCGGAACACGTTGCTATCGGTGCCGTAGCGGGCCTCGATCTCCTCGCAGTATTCCGCCGACACCCGTTTGCTGGACGCGCTGCTCACCCGCATGCAGTGCCAGCGGTCGCGCTCCATGGTGAACACGCGCCAGAAGAAGCCAGAGCTGCGCGTCGGATTGCCGATCAGCAGCGTGATGGCCCCCGGGCTGCTCATGGAACCGCCCGCCGCCTCATACACCGGCTCGGGGATGCCGCTGGCTTCATCCGCAACTAGCAACAAATGAGTACTGTGGAGGCCGGCCATGGCCTCTGGCTGGTCCGCTCTGCTCGTGCGTGCCGTGATGAAACATTCGGCGTCGGCCTTCAGCCGGATGTGGTCGGAGGTCAGATCCCACAGGCCCCGCCACCCCATCGGCAGCCGCTCGAACCACTTGCGTAGCTCAGGAACTAAGACGTCAAAAAGTTGTGGGCTCGACGGCGCGGTGATCGCGCACTTGAACGGCGCGCGTGTGTTGGCGAACCAGCAGATCGTCCACGCCGCCAGCGCGGTCTTGCCCACACCGTGGCCGCTGCGTATGGCAATCCGGGTGTGGCCACGCGCAATCGCCCGCAGCGCCTCGAGCTGCCACGGGTCGGGCTCGGCGTGCAGCACCTCGCGCACGAACGCGATCGGCGCGCGGGCATAGCGGCTGATCGCGGTGTGGAACGGGTTGGGGCTGTTGGCAATCGCCTCGGCCCAGTCCGGCGGCAAGGTTTCAGCGTGGCTCATGGGATCTCAACGATGGCCCAGGCAATCAGCGCCAGGGCGGCCCAGGCGGTGGCGAGCGGCGCGATCAGGCCGGCGAACCAGTACACCCCATGGTCGGCCTCCGGTGTGCCGGCAGTCACCTGCGTCCACGCCCGCCATGGCTTGGACACAGGCGCCGCCGTCGGGCCTCACCGCGGCGGTTCTTGGCCCTCAGTCAGCGATGGCAGCGGCGGCAGCGTGGTGCGCCCGGCGCGGGTCGGCGCCGCAGGCTTGGATCCAGATACTTTTCTGGTATCCGGCGGCAGCCTCAGTTGCAGCCCCAGATACCGCACCTGCCGCTGGATGCTGTGGTAGCTGCGCCCCATCATCGCCGCCGCCGCCTTCAACCCCACGCCATTGGCCCGCAGCCGGCGCAGCAGCGCCCGCTCCTCGTCCGTCCAGGGGGTCTGCACGACGCCTTTCATGCCTCTAGCGTCTCCCGCCACAGCGCCTGCGCCTGGCGGATCGCCGCAGCACGCGCGTCCTCCTGCCAACTCCTGGTCTGGAGCTCGTTGTTGCTCGCGCGCTGCATAAACGCCGCATAAATCGGCGCGGCAAGTCGGGCGATTTCCTCCGCTAACTTGCTATTCATGCCGCCAAAATTCCACTACCAGTGATAACCGCTCTTATCGCGTGTAAGAGGCTATCACCACCAACGCGCGATGGATCGCGGCGACGAAGAACGCGATCCCAACCAGTCCCCAGATCCACCACGGCGGCTCAGGCATCATGGTGTAACCCTTTCAGTCGTCGTGTCGGTAGGCAGCGTCTCGGTGCCTTGGAACCCAGGCGGCGGGCAGGTCAGCGTGATCGTCGTCGGCCCCAGGATCGCGATATACGCCGCACAACTCCTGAAGCTGCGCCCGCACGCCGGCAGTGCCAGCACCAGCGCCAGCGCGATACCAACACGCGCCAGCGCTAGTGCCATCCCTCTCTACCCGTGCGGCGTCGGTGTCGGCTGCGGCACCGGATACCCAACCGACAGCGACGGATCCACCACCGTGTAGCCGACAACCCGGAGGCCGCCAGCCTGTGAGGCGGCGACGATCGCCACCAAGTACTTCTCGATCGCCGGCAACCCCTGATCCGGGTACGTCGGCGGACCTCCACTCACCTCCGGCGGCGGGCCACCAGGCGCGATCGGATGCGTCGGCACGCCAGGGCTCGGCCAGATCGAGCCGGGCGGCATCGGGTAATCGGGCGGCAACGGCGTAGGCGGCCAGATGCTCACCGGAGGCGGCCAAATCCCAGGCGGGGGCGGTGGCAGCGTGTTGTCGATCACCGGCGGCGCCACACCTCCCCAATACCCCGGAGGTGGCTGCGGAAGCCCTTGGTCCGGCCCACCCGGCAGCAAAATCACGCTGCCAGCCGGCACAGGAAATGGTACTGCCATCACATACTCCATCAGTTTCATGGTTTCGGCACGGCGGCCGTATCTACAACCGCAATCCGCAGCAACGCCGCGAATGTTCAGTGAATGTCA